CTTTGTAACAAGTGAATTTCCTGCCGAGAGTGCTGTCTGCCTTCCAGACAAGCACATAGTTAAAATGCCCCTTGAGTGCTGCCAGATGCTCTCTATCGTGGCATCCAAGTGGTATCACAACTATGGACCCCTCCTCAAGGCAGACAGCACTCCATACAGCACAGAGAAGGGTGCATTCCGCAATCATCCTTGCACCAAATGGGCAGCGGAGAGCATTCACAATGCCTATTGGTTAATCAAGCATGGGTTGAATTTGTGTGATGAATACACTCTCCGTTATGGTAAGGTTCATTCCTGTTACAAGACTCTTGTAGATGCCTATTATTTGTTCCCTCGTGGTAAAATTAATAAGGTAGAAAACTTCGTTCGTGCTATGCCAGATGAGTATAAACTTGACGACAGCATTGACACTTTTACTGCTTACAAGATGTATATCGCATCCAAACCTTGGGTTGCATCTAATTATCTTCGTATGCCGCAACGCAAACCTGATTGGATTTAAATAAATTATGACAAGTGAATTTCTTTTTGTGGAAAAGTACCGTCCTCAAGTAATTGATGACTGTATTCTTCCTGATGAAACTAAAAAAACCTTTAAGGAGTTTGTGGAGAAGGGTGAGATTCCAAATCTTCTTCTTGCGGGTCCTCCTGGAATTGGTAAAACTACAATCGCAAAAGCATTATGTAACGAATTGGGGGCAGATTTTTATGTCATCAACGGATCCGACGAAGGGCGTTTCCTGGATACTGTACGGAACCAAGCAAAGAACTTTGCTTCGACCGTCTCACTTACGGGATCTTCTAAACACAAAGTCATCATCATCGATGAGGCTGATAACACAGGCAACGACGTACAACTCCTTCTACGGGCAAATATTGAGGCATTTTATAACAACTGCCGATTCATCTTCACTTGTAACTACAAGAACAAGATCATCGAACCCCTTCACTCTCGATGTGCCGTCATCGACTTCACGATCAAGGGAAAACAAAAAGCCCAGCTGGCAGGATCCTTCTTCAAGCGTCTACAGAACATCCTGGATGCGGAAGGCATCGAGTATGATCAAAAAGTCGTTGCAGAACTGGTCTCAAAACACTTCCCAGACTTCCGAAGAGTCCTGAATGAATGTCAACGATATTCTACTGGGGGTCAAATCGACTCTGGCATTCTTGCATCTTTCTCAGACATCCCTGTAAATGAACTCATCAAATATCTCAAGGAAAAGAATTTCTCCGAAGTACGAAAGTGGGTGGTCTCCAACCTGGACAACGACTCTACTCTCATTCTTCGCAGGGTTTATGACTCCTGTTATGATTCTCTTGTACCCGCCTCTATTCCTGCTGCCGTTCTTGTTATTGCTAAGTATCAATACCAATGTGCGTTCGTGGCTGATCAGGAGATTAACCTCTTAGCGGCACTAACTGAAATTATGTGTGAGTGTGAATTCCAATGAACCCATATAAAATTAATTATAAAGACCTAAAAGAAGAATCTGTTAAAACAACTCCAGAAAATGTGAGGGAGGCAAATGAAGGTCTGTTTCGTGCTAAAATGACTCTTCCTGCTGCGGCAAAGCACTGTGGTATGACTCATAAAGAAATGAAACTTACCTTCTGGGAATATTTGAAATACAACAAACCTGATTATGAAAATAACTCCTTTACTAAATAGAAGTGGAGTAGATTAAAAGTTATGGCTAAAGGAACCATTTACGAACATAGAGAACCATCAGAAACGGAACTTGCTTGGTTAACTGGTATCTGGGAAGGTGAAGGGTCTTGGACTTATAAGAAAGGAAGAACAAGAACTTTCTCTAATGGAAAAACATATACAGAGAAAGATTATGTTTCTATGTGCATATCTATGACTGATAAAGACATTATGGAGCGTGTTGCTGCTATAATGGATGGTAGAAAAACAACTTATACTGATGGAGGTCCTGTTCATATAGCAGCAGGACAAAAACCAATTTATTGTATAAACCTTCAAGGTGAAGCAGCAAAAAGGTGGACTGAATTGATGAAACCTTATCTTGGCAAAAGACGCCGAGAAAAGTATGAAATGATTATGGAGAAATTGAATGTCAATTAATCAAAAACAACTAAAAACTTGTTTAAGGTATCCCGGCGGCAAGTCCCGTGCTTGCACGAAGATGGACCCTTATTTCCCAGACCTTCGTAACTATGATGAATTCCGTGAACCATTTCTTGGTGGTGGAAGTGTTGCAATTTACATTACCAAGAAATATCCCTCTCTGGATATTTGGGTAAATGATTTGTATGAACCTCTTGTAAACTTCTGGCAGCAACTCCAGATGTTTGGGAATGAACTCAAAGAGCATCTTTCTCAATTTAAGAGTAGTGCTCCAGACCCAGAAACTGCAAGAGAACTGTTCAATATCTCAAAGACCATTCTGAATACTCCAAATACTGGAAATTTTGAGAGGGCAGTTAGATTTTATATTGTCAATAAGTGCTCGTTTAGTGGTCTTACAGAAAGTTCTTCTTTTTCTCCACAGGCATCAAGTAACAATTTTTCACTGAGAGGTATTGAGAAACTTCCAGAGTATTCGAAGTTAATTGCTAATTGGCGTATAACTAATTACTCATATGACTATTTGATGGATGGAAATAAAGGTGCTTTTATGTATCTCGATCCTCCTTATGACATTAAGGATAATCTCTATGGGCATAAGGGATCAATGCACAAAAGATTTGATCACGATAAGTTTGCTACTGATTGTGATTCTAACAACATGGATCAGTTAATCAGTTATAATTCAGATCAACTTGTAAAAGATCGTTTCAAGGATTGGAACGCCGCTGAGTTTGATTTGACTTACACGATGCGTTCTGTTGGTGACTATATGCGTGAGCAAAAACAAAGAAAGGAACTGTTGCTTTTTAATTATGGAATTGAAGGACTGGTTAAACTCGATCAATCAAACGAAGAACAATCTAATTGATGAAGATCCTTCACTTGAGAAGGATTATGCACCATACATCATCAATCGTTGCCTCTCTGGACATATTGATTGCATTATGTTTGCCAATGAAATGAATCTGTACAATTTTCTTCCAAAGAAAATGCAGTATGACTTTTTTATAAATAGTCTGAGGAAAAAGAAGAGATTTTCTCCTTGGCTCCGACAAGATAAAATCAAAGACCTTGATTATGTCAAACGTTATTATGGTTATAGTAATGAAAAGGCAAAACAAGCTTTGAGGATTCTGACAAAAGAACAACTTAATTTTATAAAATCAAAATTTGAAACTGGAGGAACAAAATGAGTGTCGTTCAAGAACCTGAAGTAAAGTGGACGCCCGACCAAATGGTGGAAGTGATTCTCAACGAACCCGATGATTTTCTTAAGGTTCGTGAGACTTTGACCCGTATCGGAGTTGCATCGCGTAAGGAAAAGAAGATTTATCAATCTTGCCATATTCTGCATAAGCAAGGTAGATATTATCTGGTGCATTTTAAAGAACTATTTGCTTTGGATGGTAAACACGCCAATCTTACGGTAAATGATGTTCAGCGTCGTAACCGTATTGTTCAACTAATTGCTGACTGGGGGTTGGTTGAAGTAGTAGATGCTACTAAGATACAAGATATTGCACCTCTTAATCAAATTAAGGTTCTTCCTTATAAAGAAAAGGGTGATTGGATTTTGGAAACCAAGTACAATATTGGATCTAAGAAAAAAAAGGTAGAGGATGCCGAATAAAAAAGGGGCGGGTCTCACACCCGCCTTTTTTATGTAAACTCGTATAATTATATACGGATGCCAAAAGGGTCCACAAAAAACAAACTCGCTTACAAAGGAGCTACAATAATGACAAATCTGACAAGATATACTGCTGCGGATCTTCCTACTCTATTAGATAAGATCACACGAAACAGTATTGGAATGGACGAATATTTTGATCGTTTATTCAATCTTCATGAAACTACAACAAACTATCCGCCATATAACCTAGTACAAATAAATAATGTCGAATCCCGCCTTGAGATCGCCCTTGCAGGATTTAAGAAAGGAGAGGTAAATGTCTTCACAGAGTATGGAAAACTTTTTGTCGAAGGGCAAAAAACAGATACTGAATCGGATGGGACGTTTATCCACAAGGGTTTGGCTAGCAGAAGTTTCAAAAGAGCATGGACACTCTCAGATGACACAGAAGTCAGAGAAGTCGTCTTTGAAGATGGATTACTTGTCATTCGATTAGGAAAGATTGTTCCAGAACATCATGCCCGTAAAGATTACCTATAAATAATCAAGAATATCGTCGCCGCTGGGAGGTAACTGGCAAAAACCAGTTGACACCTCCCATTTTTTTTGTTAAAATGGTGTGGAGAGAATAGTAAAATGTCAATTAAACTAACACTGTTAAAGTCTGGAGAAACGGTAATTTCTGACGCAAAAGAACTCATTTCTGAGGGGAAAGTTTGTGGTTATCTATTATCAAAACCTGAGGTAGTGTCGATTACAAGATCGATTCTTTTAACCGAAGAGGAAAATGCAAATTCTGGTCAAATTGAAATATCTCTTTCTCCATGGATGGTATTATCAAAAGATAAGCAATTTCCAATTCCGCCGGATTGGATTGTAACCATTGTAGATCCGATTGAAACCGTTAAACAAATGTATGAGGAGAAAATGAATGAAAATGAACATCAAGTGCCTATTACTGAAGGTTGATAACGTTATCATCACAGAAATTGAAGAAGTTCCATCGGAACTAGGAGAGCCTGATTGTAGGTTAATTAATCCTTATCAGATCAATGAAAATTCAGAGTTATCTTTGTGGCCAGAAGTTACTGATCAACGAGAGATGATGATTCATTCTGATAGTATTCTTACAATTGTTGAACCTAAGAAAGAAATTATTGAAAAATACCTCCAGTTGACTAAAGAATGAATTTTTACACAAACGTCCAGATGGTTGGGGATCATTTTTTGGTTCGTGGATATGAAAATGGCAAACATTTCATGACACGCGAAAAGTTTTCTCCAACTCTTTTTGTCCCTTCTAATAAAAAAACAAAATATCAAACTTTAAATGGAGAATATGTTGAAGCAATTCAACCAGGATCTGTAAGAGATTGTAGAGAATTTATCAAAAAATATGATAGTGTAGATGGATTTAAAATCTACGGAAACGACAAGTACATCTATCAATATATTTCTGAAAAATATCCAGAAAATGAAATTAAGTTTGATATTAGTAAAATCAAACTAACTACTATTGACATTGAGGTTGCGTCGGAAAATGGATTCCCCGATGTAGAAAACGCTGCCGAAGAGATATTACTTATTACTCTTCAAGATTATAATACAAAGCAAATTCGTACTTGGGGTCAAGGTAAGTTTAACAATAACCAATCAAATGTTT